ATCATCAGAGGGGGGATCTCTTCCCCCGCAGTTCGACAAGTTAGCGGAAGCGTTCATCAAGATCAGAGATGCCAGAGCTGTTCTTAAGTCAGAGTATGAAGCGAAAGACAAGGTGTTAGAAGAACAAGCGACGACGTTAGAGCAGAGCATGTTGGACGCCTGCAAGCAGATCGGCGCGGACAGCATCCGCACACCGTTTGGGACAATCATCCGTTCGATCAAGTCACGGTACTGGACGAATGATTGGGATTCTATGTATCGGTTCATCCGTGATCACGATGCGTTTGCCCTGCTAGAGAAGCGCCTTCATCAATCGCACATGAAGGAGTTCCTTTCAGAGAATCCAAACCTTCAGCCTGCGGGCCTGAATGTTGAGAGTGAGTACACCGTGGTTGTTAGACGTTCCAAAGGAGCTTGAAATGAATGAACTTACTGTGATGAACCAAGACCTGCCCGACTTCCTGCAGAGCTCAGGAGTTAGCGAGCTTACCAAACAGCTTGCGGGTGGTGGGGGTGGTGTCCCTCGTATCGTGCCCAAGAACGGGATCTTCCGTAAGGTAGTCGGCGGTGAAGAGATGGGCAAAGTCAAAGGGCCTATCAACACGATTATCGTGAACGCATCACCGCACGTGGGTCGTATCTTCTACGCTAAGGCATGGAGTCCTGATGCCGAGCCCACCGCACCCGACTGTTTCTCTAACGACGGCAAGGTACCGGATGCCGGGGCTGCTAACCCGCAGAGTGATCGCTGCGATACATGCCCCAACAACATCAAAGGCTCGGGCCAAGGTAACTCAAAGGCTTGCCGTTACTCTCGCCGACTGGCTGTGCTGCTCGAAGAAGACTTTGGCACTACGCTTGAAGGTCGTGTGTATCAGATGAATCTGGCCTCCAAGTCGCTGTTTGGTGATAGCCCCTCGGACAAAGTTCATATGTTTGAGAGCTACGTCAAATACGTTCAGAACAACGGCAAGAACATTGACCATTTAGTTACCTCAATAATGTTCAATGAAGACAACGACAATCAGTCGGTGCTGTTTGCTGCAAACCGCCACATAAACCGCAAAGAGTACGACGTTGCAACTGCGGCAAGTGGTCGGGCTGAAGTCAAGAAGATGGTTGTCATGACACCGTATCAAGCGGATGTGTCTGGTCGTGCTCCAGCTCAGCTTGCAGCACCCAAGAGCGAAGAGGTGGCCCCGCCGGTCAAGCGCGAGTCCAAGAAGGTAGAGGCCCAGCCGCAAGAGAAGAAAGATCTCAACGCGGTACTCAAAGAATGGACTGAGGAGTAAATATGGCTATAGGTTACAGCCGGAACTTGGTTGAGGCTAACAAACAAGCCAACGCCAAGCATCCGGGTGTAGCCTTGGGGCGCTACTGCATTGCTCAAGACATCAGTGTGTACGCCGTCTCGTCTTACTTTGGTGTGAGCCGAATGACGGTGTACAACTGGTTCAAGGGCGCAAACATTCCGAGTCCTCGGGTAACAGAGCGTATCAAGCGCTACATCGGAAAACTTAAGTAATGAGCTTTGACCTACTCGACGCCGTACTACCGGCAGAAGGACGCTATTGCGTCATAGGGATAAGCAAGTACCCAGACCAGAGGTTAGTTAACACCCGTGAAGAACTGGACAACATAGCAAAGACTTTTGTCTCTCAAGGAAAGAACGCATTTTTTGCCTGCGCTAAGTTTGGCGAGCAGGAAAACCGAACCCAAGAGAACGCCGAGTACTTCAGGTCTCTGTGGATTGATCTTGATTGCGGTGCGGTCAAAGTTGAAGAGAAGAAGGGGTATGCCGATCAGGAAGCAGGGCTATTGGCTCTGCGTGAGTTCTGCGGAAAGACAAACCTACCCAAGCCCGTCATCGTGGACTCGGGCTATGGTCTGCACATCTACTGGCTTATTGAAGAAGTACTTCGCCGACATCAATGGGAGCCGTTAGCCAAAAGACTGAGAGAGCTATGCAATGAACATGGTCTGATCGTAGACCCGGCAGTGTTTGAAGCATCAAGGGTTCTGCGCATACCGGGCACGTTCAATTTCAAATTTGGTACGCAAGTAGAAGTTCGCGTTATTAGCGAAAACTCAAACCGTATCAAGTACGAGGAACTGCAAGCGTTACTGGGGTCTGCACCCCCGCGTGAACCTGCACCCGACTTCGTCCCTCGGGGGATGAGTCCGATGATGGAAGCCCTACTGGGCAACCGCACTAAGAGTTTTAAGAAGATCATGATCCGCTCGGCGAACGGTGATGGGTGTGCTCAGCTCATTCACTGTTACGAGAATCAGGAGACGCTTGAGGAACCACTGTGGCGGGCTGCACTATCGATCACCGCTTTCTGTGTTGACGGCAGAACTGCAGCTCACAAGATGTCGGACAAGTACCCAAGCTATAACGAGGCAGAGGTAGAGAAGAAGCTTGACTACATCGTAGCGAAGGGCGGTCCTTACACCTGCGCTACCTTTGAGAAACTCAACCCGACTGGCTGCATCAACTGCCCGCACAAAGGCCACATCAAATCGCCGATCTTGTTGGGCGCTGAGGTCATGGAGGCCGACGACGATACGGTGGTGGTGCAGGAGGAAGGTGCTGATGGTGAGCAGGAAGAAGTTGAGTATCAAATACCAGAGTACCCGTTTCCTTTCTTCAGGGGCAAGAACGGAGGGATCTACAAAAAGTCTGTGGACGAAGAAGATGAACCGTCACTGGTGTACGAGCATGACTTGTACGTAGTTAAGAGAATGAAGCACGACGAGCTTGGGGAGGTGGCTTTGTTCCGGCTGCATCTGCCAAGGGACGGAGTGAAAGAGTTCTCTGTACCAATGACGGCGATTGTTGTGAAGGAAAAACTTAGAGAGAGCATCGCGCATCACGGGGTGATACTGACCCCCAAGCAGTTGGAAGTATTCATCTACTACGTTATGGCGTTTATCAAAAACCTCCAGTATCAAAAGAAGGCAGAGATCATGAGGACGCAATTTGGTTGGACTGAAAAGGACAACAAGTTTATTTTGGGTGATCGAGAGATCACTAAAGACGGTGTGTTTTACAGCCCTCCGTCAACAATAACGAAGTCTGTAGTTGCGCACATCCACCCGCAAGGCTCTTTCGAGAAGTGGAAGGAAGTGTTCAACATGTACAGCGCACCGGGGCTTGAGCCTCATGCGTTTGCTGCGTTGGTTTCGTTTGGCTCCCCCCTACTTAGGTTCACAGGCCTAGAGGGTGCGATCGTCAACGTCATCTACCCGCGCTCAGGATCAGGTAAGTCTACGACGCTATACGTATGCAACAGTGTCATCGGGCACCCGAAGAAGCTCGGGTCGATCTGGAAAGATACGATGAACACCAAAATGCACATGCTTGGTGTGATGAACAATCTAGCCAACACCATCGACGAGATCACGAACACTACGGCACAAGAGTTCTCTGATCTGGCTTATAGCATCAGCCAAGGTCGAGGCAAGAACCGCATGAAGACGCACAGCAACGAGATGAGGAACAACAACACCTCATGGCAAGGCATCACCTTGTGCTCGTCTAACGCATCTTTTTACGAGAAGCTCGGCAATGCTAAGGACAGCCCCGATGGCGAGATGATGCGCCTACTGGAGTACCGCATCGAACCGAACAACATCATTGACGTTGCGCTCGGCAAAGCCATGTTCGACCATCAGCTGTTTGAAAACTTTGGTCATGCTGGCGAGCCGTATGCTCAGTGGTTGATCAACAACCTTGAAGATGCCAAAGGACTGCTTGCAAAGGTACAAGCTAGGATTGATAAAGAGGCGCAGTTCACAAGCCGTGAGCGGTTCTGGTCGGGTGTGTGCGCCTGCATCATCACAGGCGGGTTGATTGCCAAAAACTTGGCTCTGCATGACTACGACATGAAGCGCATCTATGACTGGATGCTGAAGATGCTCGGCGAGATGCGCGAAGAGGTTAAGCCGCCGGAGACTTCGCCCGTCACCATACTGGGTGAGTTCATCAACATCTACCTGAACAATTCGCTGGTGGTGAACGAAGCAGTCGATGCACGTAACAGTCTGGCCCCACTACCGCTCGCCGAGCCTAAAGGTGAGCTGCTCATTCGGTTTGAGCCAGATACGAAAGCCCTCTACATCGCAGCAGCACCGTTCAAGAAGTATTGTGTCAGTCGGCAGATCAATTACCGAGATACGCTAAAGACGCTAGGTGAGCTTGGGGTGTATGTAGAGTCGTGCAGCAAGCGGCTGAGCCGGGGTATGAAGGTCGTGTCCCCACCGGTTAGAGCTATCAAGTTTGACGCAACTCACTTTGATTTGATCCAACTAGACAACTACATCAGACCAGATGAAGATCGAGTCAGTGACGTACCAAATTGATTGGTCTAAGTATCACAAGGGGTACTCTTTTTTCGTACCCTGTTTAGACCACAAAGCCGCTAAGAAAGAGATACTGCGTGTGATGCAGCGGCTGGAGATCGAAGTAGAGATGAAGGTAGTGATTGAGGAAGGAGTGAAGGGCTTGCGAGTCTGGAGGGTTTGAGCTATAGTACGCTGGATTGCGTTGCTTCTCCTTCCCTCATAGCCCATATGAGTTGGCCCCGGAATCCCACCGGGGCTTTTTTATTTGGCGGCTTCGCGCTCCAGCTTCTCGATCGAAGGGCCGAACAAAGCACGAAGCTGCGGATAGTACTTAGGCTCAATCTGCAACCCGCGTTCAGTCTCTAGGGCTCGCTTCATACGATTCTTAAGAGAGTCTGAAATCGTACTGCCATCTATCGGGTCGAACCAATTCTTACGGTTGAACGCCATGATCTTGTCGAGTGTAGGACCAAGATCCTCAGCACCTCGGAAGTCTGTGCCGAGCCGATCAAGCAAGTTACGGCGCTCAAACTGAACCTTAAGCTTGAGAGAGTTTGCTTTGAACATGGTCTCCCGCTGAGCAACGAGCCCCTCGGTCGAGAACCCCATAGCCTGAGCAATCAACTGTCCGGTCGTGAACTCGTCAGCCGCCTTGATCTGCGCACCGGTTACCGTAGTAGCACCTTCTTGGGATAACCGGTAAGACGTTAGAGGTGCTCGCATCATGGCAGGCAGCAGACCCTCGATCCCTTGAATCACTTTGCCTTGGTTGAACTTGTCGATGGCAGCGGGGATCTGATTAATGGTTAGCGAAGCAAACGGACCAAGCAATGAGATCGCGTAATCCTGCATCTCTGCCTGTGCTGTAGGCTGTTCTTTCAACTCGGGGAACCACATGTTGTTGAGCGACAAGCTGCTAGAGATGTCGTAGCCCGTAAGTGCAGCAATCACACCCCGGTCGAGCAACTCGGCGAGAGACTTGTCTCCGACCTTCACATCACCAAAGGTCTGGGGGAGCCAAACATTGCGGAACCAAAGCTCCAGATCACGCATCTCAAGCGGATCTTCATCGTCCTCATCCATCTGCAGTTTGCGCAAGCCGGAGAGCAGACCCATCGCAAGCGAGAAGCCCGGTACGCCCATGACACCAGCGAGGCCGAGAGACATGAAGAGGGTGCCGAAGAACTGAGTCGCTGCTTCCTTGCGTTCTTGCTTCGTGTACTCAGGCCCGAGCATCCTGTAGAAGTTACGCACGAAGTAGGTAGTCACAAACGCCGGGAACATCTTGAACTGCAGGATCGCCCGACCTAGTGGCTTGTGAGCATTGAGAAGCACATCCCCTTCGGCAGTGGCACCGACTCCTCGCGGGCGGTTGATCGTAGCAAAGTTACCCAGCGCGGTATAGGTGTCCTGCTCGGCGAGCTTTACCACTTGCTCAAAAGGCATATCCGGGTTTGCATCCCTAGCCAGCCGGAACGCCGCCATGAATGTGATTTCACGGTTGATACGCTCGACGCTATGAAAGAGCCCCGTCATGATGTTAGTGACGGTGTTGATGACTCGCCTAGGCGCAGAGTTCTGAACCTCAGTGGGCATCTTCTTGCGGTTGCCGAGATCGTAGGCAAGCGTGGTTTCTGTCAGCCCGCGATCGATCATGTACTGAGCCGCTCGGCGTTCTTCAGGGTTCAGCTTGACCTGCGTGGACTCAGCAACTGTAGGTGCTACGAACGAGGTAGTTCCGTCTCGTGCAGTGCTACGCACACCGAAGCTATTCCATACCGGCAGGAACTTACCGAAAGCCTTGGCAGTCTTTAGCACACCGTGTTTAGACGCAAGAACCGGAGCCGAGAAGACAGGCAACGCCGAGAACTGAGCAACCGCAGTCTTGACGTTCGTCATCATGTAGAGGAACGCCGCTTTGTTAGCGAAGTTAGCTACTTGGTTGCCGAGCGTGTTCTCAGGATCAGGGGATGCTTCCGCTTCTACACGGGCTCGCATCTCAGCCACAAACTCATTGAGCTTGGCCTGATCGGGGTTACCTTTCAGAGCATCTTTGGCTGCGTCTACTGCACGAATAGCTTCTGGTGCGTACTTGATACGAGCGATCTGGTTTGCAGTGGCGCTCGACACCGTGGCGAAGTTTCTAGAGATGTCCTTAGAGAAGCCCTCTTTACCCTGCCTGTGGATGAATCGGCGACGAAAACTTTCTGTGGGCAGTGTCTGCAGAACTAGCTGATAAACATCATCCTTGAGCTTATCGATATCAAAACTTACGCGGTCTCTTACCTCAGTGCCAAAGTCATCGACCACTGCACCGCTCGTTTGTTTAGCGGTGTCGATCAGCTCGAACATCTCTTTGAGCAACATGCTGGTCTGCGCTACATCTTTACGCGCATCCCTAATCTTGTTGCCATCTTCGATGTCACCACCGTCGTAAAGATCCGCTAGCGTTACGTCAGGATTGGCTTCCTTCTGCTTACGGAACCACTGCTTGATGAAGAGTTCTTTCTCGGCCTGCGACTCAAACATGTAGAACTTGCCGGTCTTGCCTTTACCGAGCCGCACCCAGAACTCACCATAGCGCACGAGGGGGAAGTACGGTCGGACCTTATTGGACTTCTCGTACATCTTGCGGATAGAAGCAATCAGCTTACCCTTGGGTGTGGCTGCATCGTCGGCAAACCCCGGAGCCCCAGACTGTTCGACACGATCGATCAGCGTGAGGTAGTAGAGATCATGCGATGCCTTGTAGTAGTCACGCACTTCTTTGTAGAGTCGAGCAGCTTCAGGGTCTAGCGCATCCCACAACTGGGCTAGTGCAGGACTCGACTTATAGTCTGCTTCGACCGACGGATCTTTTCCCCTGAGCGTTGAATAGTGCATGACCTTACCCAGAGCTTCGTACATGTCCGGGTTGGTTCTTTGCAGCTTGAGAAGCCTCTCGCTTATAGGTGCCGCCGACGCAGTCATCTTGGTGCGCAGGGCGTTCATGTCCTTGATGATGTCGAAGGACCGCTTGATGTTCGTCAAGCCGAGGCGATTAGCCCAATCGACCAGCGTCTCAGTCTGTAAAGTCGGCAGAAGCTGGCGCAACGTACCACCCTGAAACGAAGCGGCTTTAGCCGAGAGTCCGTCGACAAACAGATCAGGATCACGATCTTTGACCAGCCTCTCTACGCCGTTCCAGAACCTAGGTTGGTCAACGGTAGAGCGCTCGACCTTAGCCAGCGTCTCATTAGTGGACTTTGACTTAGCTGCGGCTTTCTTTTGTACTGATTCTGCTTCTGGAGTAGAAGGTACATCCTCCATAGCTTGGGCAAATAGCTCCAGCTCAGCATCCGTGATGTCTCGCTCAGACTCGGGGATCTTCTGCACTGTAGCTTTGATGTCGCGTGAAGAAGGCTGCTCCGTGATTATTTGATCAGCGATATGGGCCAGCTCAAAGAGCGCTGTCATCTCCCCACGAGGGATACCAAACAGCTTACGAAGAATATCTAAGAACCAAGAGAAAGCGTTTTCGTTGGCTGTAGTACCCGGTAATGTTTGCAGATACGCTTGAAAGACTGGATCTGACAACCCGTAAGCTAAAAACTCATCAAGGTCATTAAAGACGAGGTTGTCTAGCTGATTTGATTTGGTAAGCGTCAGTTTGCTTTCTACAAACTTCTGCACCGTGGGGTCGAGCACGCCAAGCTTTTTCTGCAGTCGGAACTCAGACTCGACATGGTTCATCAAGCGGCTAAGATCAGATGCAAACTGCGCCTCTGGGGTTAGCTTAGACAGCGTACGAATAGAGCGCTTAAGCTCGATCCTGCCAGTACGAAGCTTACTCGCGGTGGCTGCATGGAGGAGTTCATGCAGCAGGGTGACGTTGTTGACGCCTTGCTGATTACCAAAAGAAGTACCGCGCACATACACAGTATTCGTGGAAGGAATGTACAAACCTCTGCTTTCTTTCCACCGAGCTTGAACGTACGGATCTTTAAGGATGTCGGGTTCTTCTTCACCCAACTGAAGAACTTTTATCTTAGCGTTTGACTTCTTTAGTTCGTTCCTGATACGCCAAGCCATTACTTTTTGGAAGGCGTTCTTGGCATTCTTGTATATGTACGTAGCTGCGGCGTAACCGTTGTCGATATCGTTAAGCGCAGGATCTGCTTTAGTGACTTTTGAGAGAGACTTAAAGACAGACGAGAGAGGAGCGGCTTTTAGGTTGGCAACAACCCGGTCGGCGTGAACCTTCTCAACCCCAGTGATAGAGGTTAGGAAGGAGTTGAACAGCTCCTTTGCTTCTTTCCGCAGAGGCGTGGACGCAGCGGTTTTCTGCAGCGCATAGAGGTCCGTCAGTGCATCAGTGATGAGCACTTCACGCGAAGTACGGTTGTCTAAGCCGGGATAGCCTGCGATGTCCTTCTTGACGCTCTCAAGCTTACGAGAATCTCGAACTCGGTTCTTATCCGTTTCCCGTTTAGCCTCGGCAGTAGCTTTCTTCTCTTCTTCGGGCTTTGCTGGCCGACCGCGCTTCTTCTCCGCAGCAGCCCGCTTTTCTCTGCGTTTCCTGTTTCGCTCTTCTTGCCGAGCTTGTTGCTGCTCAGGAGTTAGTTTGGGACGCCCACCCAACCCAGTAGCTTTGATTTTTTTATCGAACACGAACCATGTGTTCGCAGGCTCACCGCCTTCTTCAGCAAAAAATACCGAGTCGTATCCTTTGCTTTTTAGGTATCGAACATCGTCTACGGTTGGATAGGCAAAATCCGTTTCACCTTCGGCGAAAACGTCATATAACCGAGAGTCTTCAGGATCTTTGGTGCTGTTCTTCTCAATCCACCCTTCAAAGTCAGCAAGCATCTCATCGCGTAAAGATTTATCTGCGGCTGCAAGTTTAGTGACATTCAAAGATTTCTTAGGCAGTTCAGCCGCCTCTTGGACAGCACGTTGTTCACCTGCTGTAGATTTCTTAACATATCGCTCGGCGAGTTCTTTGATAGACGTCCAAAACTTACCCGGATACCGGTCTTTCTCGGTAGACGCACGATACAAAGCTGGGGCTTGAGGTACCTCAGCAAACTCAGGATCTTTTATATCTTTGACAGCGCCAAGCTTAGTTAACTCTTTATTGAAAAATATCTCAGCGACCTTGCGCTGACTTTCAGGAAGGTTAGCTAATTCTTCGCGCTTAGCCGCTATTGAAGTTACTCGTTGTTCACCTGTAGCTGCTTCTGCAGCTACGTCATTCGCTAGCTTCTTGGCAAGCTGGATCGGCCCAAGGGGTTTTTGGGGTTTAGCGGGTTCTTCGGGTTTCTTGGGTTCAACTGCAGTTGGTCCTTCTGCAGGTACCGCAGGTCTTTCTTCTTTTGCTTCGACGGCTTGAGGGGCTTCAGTGCCACTGGGGGCTCCTTCGGTTGGGGTTACTGCAACGGGCTCTGCTTTTTCTCCTCCCACAGGGAGTCCAGCATCTTCCTCAGTACGAACCACTCCAGCTGACT